GCGTGCTGGAGCGGGAGTGTCTGGAGATCCCCTTCGACGGCCGGCACCTCGACCTGGTCGACGCCCTTGAGCAGATTGCGGAGGTGGCGTGATGGCCAGACTTGCACCCGCCCCCGACAAGCTCGAAGGCTACACCCAGAGCAAGCCCCGGATCAGCACGCTCCCGCCGATCCCCTGCTGCGACCACTGCCGGCGGCCATCCAGCAACCCCCACCATCCCGAGTGCCCGAACTCCGACGGCGCCCCGCCGGTCGGCTGGATGGCCACGGGCGGGACCCTCGCCGAGTGGGTCGAAGAGCAGAAGCGCCGACGGGCGGAGCCGCCTGTGCCCTCGCCGGTCTATGGGCCCGAGCCTGAGCCCGACGAGGACGACGAGCTTGACGACGATGGCCAGCCGACCATCGCCTGCGCCGAGTGCGGCCAGCCCATGACCAAGCGGAACGGCCGGAAATACTGCGGCACCCGATGCAACCGCAACGCCGCCAACAGAGCCATCAGAAACGCAAGAGGTAGCAACCCGATGACCACCGCAACCCTCGCACCAGGCACCGCCCTTTGCAAGACCTGCGGCCCGGCGCCGCTGGATAACTTCCTGATCCGCATCGACGGGACGCCCCGGGCGGTCTGCCGGCCCTGCACGTCTGCCGCTTCTGCTGCCGCCTACGCCAAGCGCCGGCCCTCTGCTGAGCCCATCCCCCAGGAGGTCGCCGACGTTGCCTATGCGCCGATGACCCAGGCCCCCGATCCCGAGGACATGATCCCGACCAAGCCCGTCGCCCGTTTCCTCCCTGAGCCGGCGGTGATCGACCAGGCCGCCCCGGCGCTTGCCCCGGCTGAACCCTTCGAGGAAATCGAACAGTTGCCTCCCATCGAGGACGAGATCGCCCGTGCTGAGCAGCAGCTCGATGACCTGCGGCGGATCCGGGACCTGATGGGTGACTCCGTCGACGACCTCACCCGCCTGCACCGCCTGGTCGGCGAGGCGATCGCCCGGAAGCAGGTGACGGCATGAGCTACGTAGAGCCGAACCTCAGCGCCTTTGCCCGGCACAACATGCCAGACGCTAAGGCCGCTGAGGTGGTCCGGCACCTGGCGGCGATCAACCGCATCACGACCTACAGGGGCCGCTGCCTGGAATGCGGCGAGGCGTCAACCGGCGGCTGCGGCTGCTGGGTTTCAGCCATCTACGAACGCATCCCCATGACCATCCTCCGGATGCTGGACGAGGCGGACGCCGCCGAGGTGACGGCATGAGCGGCGCATACACGACCACGCCAGGGCAGGCCGGCACGTTCGTCCTGCAGGAGCGTCGGAGGCTGGAGGCTGAGAACCTCCAGCTCAAGCAGTTGCTGGTCATCGCCTGGCGCACACGCTTCGACCAGGCGGCGCACCTGCTCCAGTACGCCAACGACATGCGGAAGAACGCCGAGACGTTGGCCCGGCACCTTGAACAGTTGGGCGTCCCGCTGGATGTGAACGCTGTGACGCTGGAGGTGCCCAGTGAAGCCTGAGCAGATCCACGTCGGCCAGGTCCTCCAGGGCAAGGGGACCGACGCCTGCTTCACCCGTGAGGTGTTGAGCATCAACGAGAAGCGGCGGGAGGCGGTCACCCTCGTCTACCGCAGCGGCAAGTTCATCGGGGAGGGCCTGCCCATGAGCCTGATGGCCCTGGCCCGGTGGGCTGAGCGCGAGGTGATGCGGCCATGAGGTACGCACTCCGGGCCCCCAAGGTCAAGCACGACTTCAGGTTGATCCACGCCGCCGTGCATCCGGCCCAGTTCTCCCGGGACGAATGGCACAGCCTCTGTGGGATGAAGGCGAACACCTGGGAGTACCCCAGGGGCGAAACCGAGGTGACGTGCGAGCGGTGCCTGCGCCGCCTGGACACCATCAGGCGCCTGGGTACTTGACACCACCACCCCATCCCAGCGATCTGCAATTTATTTTGAGGGCTAGAACACAGTGACAGAGCAGCATAGCGGCCCGTTACCAAATATGGTAATGACAGACCCCGGAAAACAGTGTCAAATTCTTACTGTCCACCCTTGCGATCAGGGGCGCCTTACGCCAGCCCCGACGCACTGTCCGACATGCCTCTCCAAGATCCGGACCTACGCCACCAAGCCCCTCGCCGATGGGCTGGTCTGGCGCTATCGTGTCTGCGCCCAAGGCTGCTATCGCAGGCCTGCCGTCCTCTGCGAGGTGTCCGATGGCCAGGCCTGAGTACCCGACGTGGCTGGTCCGGCTGCTGACCGATTACAGACATCTGCGGATCGGCGCCGCTGTCGGCCAGTTCCGGGACCACGACCCCGAGACGGCCGTCGTCCCCCACTGGCAGACCTGCGCCTACTGCAGCGGAGACGGCAAGCCCTGCACCCACGAGGCCCAGCGCTTCGTCGGGCCCGGCGTCGTCACCAAGGAGCCGATCGTCTCCTGGTGGAACCTGGACCCGATGCTCTGCCGGCAGATGGCCGTCGACGTCGACCGGTTCATCGAGAGCCGACCTGGTCGTGTCCTGCAGTTCTTCCACCTCCTCTACCGGACCTATGCGGCCGAGCTGAACAAGGACGGCGAGTTGGTGATGCGCAACCGCACGATCGCCGAGGTGGCCAAGCTGATGCGGCTGACCGTCGCCGACGCCGTCCAGTGCCACGACCACCACATCTGCATCGGGGCGGAGATGCTCGCCGACTACGCCCCGAGGCGCTCAGCGTGAGGGGCGGCAAACAGACCGCCGCCCGCCGGCCCGAGGGCAAGCCCGGCCACCGGGCCGCACCCAAGAGCAAGCGGGCCCGCGAGGACCAGGAGCTGAAACGATGGCAGCGAAGAAGGGCCAAGGGCAAGGTCAAGTGATGCTGCAGATCCAGCATCTGCCGATCAGCAGCGTCCGACCGGCCGACTACAACCCCCGCAAGATCAGCGGCGAGCAGATGGCCCGCCTCAAGCGGTCGCTGACCGAGTTCGGTTTCGTCGACCCGATCATCGTCAACAGCCGCACCGGCAACATCGTCGGCGGTCACCAGCGCGTCGCCGCTGCCGAGGCCCTCGGCTATGAGACGGTGCCGGTGGTCGAGGTCGACCTGGACGACGATCGGGAGAAAGCGCTGAACGTCGCCCTCAACAAGCAGGGCGGCGAGTGGGACTTCCAAGCCCTGCCAGGGCTGCTGGCGGAGATCCAGGCCGGCGGCATCGACCTGGAGCTGACCGGCTTCACCCAGGACGAACTTGACGCCATGATCGCCGAGACGGCCGAGGTCGACACCCTCGACGCCCTGACCGACCCGGACGACGTGCCCGAGCCTCCGGCCGAGCCGATCACGAAGCCCGGCGACCTGTGGATCCTGGGGCGGCATCGGCTGCTCTGTGGCGACTCGACGGTGATCACCGACGTGGAGCGCCTGATGGGCGGCAAGCGGGCCGATATGGTCTGGACGGACCCTCCCTACAACCACGCCAGCGATGATAAAGGCGTAGCGGCTAGCGCCTCAAAGGCGCATAAAGACTTGATGGCCTCCGAGTGGGATAAGGGGTTCTCCTTCCAGTCCGTGGCGCCTAGCCTGGAAACGGCAATAGCCAAGGATTGCACCGTTTACGTCTGCACGTCATGGCATCTGGCCGGTGAGATCTGGGGATGGATGGCCAAACGCAGTAGCCATCATAGCTACTGCGTTTGGCATAAGCCGAACCCGATGCCGAGCCTCATGAAGCGGCATTGGACCTGGTCGTCTGAACTGATCTGCTACGCCACATTCGGCAAGCATACGTTCAACTTCCCAACCGAAGGCCACGCGAGCAACGTCTGGACGTTCAACAAGAAATCAGACGGCAGCCACCCAACGATGAAGCCGGTCGAGCTTGTAGAGCACGCCATCACGCACAGCAGCAAGAACGGCGCCTTGGTCCTCGACCTCTTCGGTGGATCCGGGTCGACCCTGATTGCCGCCGAGCGCACCGGCCGCAACGCCTACCTCATGGAACTCGACCCCAGGTACTGCGACGTCATCGTGCGGCGCTGGGAGAAGTTCACCGGCCAGGAGGCCGCACTGGAGGCCCACCATGGGTATACGGACAAAGTACACCCCTGAGCGGGTGAAGCGGATCGTCGACGCCATCCGGCTCGGCGCCACCCAGGAGATGGCCTGCAACTACGCCGGCATCGGCGTCTCGACGCTTCACGACTGGTTCAAGGCTCACCCGACCTTCGAGGCCCAGGTCCGGGAGGCTGAGGGCGCCGCTGGTGTCGGATGGCTCGCCAAGATCGAGAAGGCCGCCAACGAGGGCGCCTGGCAGGCTGCGGCATGGAAGCTTGAGCGGCGATACCCGCAGCAATACGGGCGACAGGTGACGGAGATCCAGGGCGCCAACGGTGGCCCGGTACAGGTCGAGGTCAGCGCCGCCCGCGCCAAGCTGGCCAACCTGATCGAGCGGAGAAAGCAACGTGTCGATCCCACTGCCGGACCTGACGGATGCTGAGTGCGAGGCGCTCCTCTACGACTGGCCGACGTGGGCCCGTCCCGATCAGTTGCTGCCCGGCGGCGACTGGTGGCGCAACTGGCTGATCCTCGCCGGCCGCGGCTGGGGCAAGACCAGGACCGGCGCCGAGACGGTCAGGGCGATCGTCGAGCCCGGCCATTATGGCCGCCTGGCCCTCATCGGGCAGACATCCGCCGACGTCCGTGACGTCATCGTCGAGGGCGAGAGCGGGATCCTGGCCACCAGCCCGCCATGGTTCCGGCCAGTATACGAACCTTCCAAGCGGCGGCTGACATGGCCAAACGGGGCCATCGCCACCACCTACAGCGGCGACGAGCCGGACCAACTCCGGGGCCCGCAGCACGACGCCGCCCTGTGCGACGAGCTGGCCAAATGGAAGTATGCCCAGGACGCCTGGGACAACCTGCAGATGGGTATGCGCCTGGGGCGGCGCCCTCTGGCTGCCATCACGACGACCCCGCGGCCCATCCCGATCATCAAGGCAATCCTGGCCGACCCTCAGACGGTTGTGACCAGGGGCAACACCTACGACAACGCCGCCAACCTGCCGGCGTCCACCATGGCATACCTCCGACGCAAGTACGAGGGGAGCCGGCTGGGGCGGCAGGAGCTTTACGCAGAGATCCTCGACGACGCACCGGGCGCCCTGTGGAAGCGGGGCCAGATCGACAGCCTTCGGGTCACCGCGACGCCGGCCGACCTGGTCCGGATCGTCGTGGCAGTGGATCCGGCAGCGACCAGCGGAGAGAACGCCGATGAGACCGGGATTGTCGTGGCTGCTCTCGGTGGCAACGGCCACGGCTATGTGCTGGCAGATCGCACGCTGCGAGGCACGCCCCTCGAATGGGCCACAGCAGCGGTACGGGCCTATGGCGAGTTCGCCGCGGACCGAATCGTTGCCGAGGTCAACCAAGGTGGGGAGATGGTTACCCACGTTCTACGGACGGTGGACCGAAACGTCCCCATCAGCACGGTCCACGCCGCCCGCAGCAAGCACACCAGGGCCGAGCCCGTCGCCGCTCTTTACGAGCAGGGGCGGATCCATCATGTGGGGGCCTTCCCCCAGTTGGAGGATCAACTGTGCGCCTGGACCCCTGGCGAGAGTTCGCCGGATCGCCTTGATGCCCTCGTATGGGCCTTTACCGAGTTGATGGTCGACGGGGCCGAGGAGTTGCATTATGCCTAGCCTGTGGGACCGCCTGGCGCTCGCCGCCAAGGCCTTCAAGTTGGGCAGCGCCGTGGTCGACCCGACCTGGTCCGGCTTCGGCAAGAGCCAGGACGACTTCGCCCCCGAGGTCTACGGCTCCTACGCGGCGACGTCCGTCAGCGTCTACGCCTGCGTCAACCTCCGCAGCACCGCCCTCTCGGCCCTGCCGCTCAAGCTCTACAAGGGCCAGGGTGATGCCCGCAAGGAAGTCACCGCCGGCCCGATGGTCGAGTTGCTGCAGCGGGTCAACCCCTACTGGACCATGTCGCAGCTCCTGGAGATGACCGAGCAGTCCCTCGCCCTCTGGGGCCAGGCTTTCTGGATCCTGGAGCGGGGCACCACTGGCAAGCAGCCGCCCAAAGAAATCTGGTGGGCGCGCCCTGACCGGATGAAGTTGGTCCCGCATCCCACCGACTACATCGGCGGGTACATCTACGAGGGCCGGGCCGGGGAGAAAGTCCCCTACACCGCAGACGAGGTCATCTGGTTCCGGTTGCCCAACGCCATGGACGAGTTCGCCGGCCTCAGCCCGATCGCAGCGGCGCGCCTCTCGATCGAGCTGGGCAGGGACGGCCTCAAGGCCAACCACAACCTCTTCCGGCAGGGGATGCAGGGCGTCAACATCATCAGCCCGGCCAACCCCGACATCACCTGGGGCAAGGAGAAGGTCGAGGGCATCTCGCAGATGCTCAGCAAGCGGGCCACGGGCGAGAAGAACGCCCACCGCTCGCTGGTCATGGGCCACCAGCTCAAGTCGGAGCCCCTCGGCATCAGCCCGGCCGACGCCCAGTTCATCGAGCAGATGCGCTGGTCCCTGGCCGACGTCTGCCGGGTCTACGGCGTTGCCCCGCTGCTGGTCCAGGACCTGGAGAAGGCGACATACAGCAACTTCGAGCAGGCGCTGCAGGCCTTCTGGACCCTGACCATGGTCCCGCAGGCCAACCGCATCGCCGCCACCATCACGGAGCGGCTGCTGCCCATGTTCCCCGGTGCTGCCGAAGAGGCCGCCTTCGACCTGTCTGGCGTCAGCGCCCTGCAGGAGAAGGAGGACTCCAAGTGGGTCCGGGAGCAGGGGCAACTGGCCGCCGGTGCCATCACCATCAACGAGTGGCGCAAGGGTCGCGGCCTGCCCGAGGTTGCCTGGGGCTCCGCCTGGTGGGCACCGATGGGCGTCAGCCCCGTCGAGAACGCCGACCAACCTGAGCCTCCCGCCCCGGTCATGCCACCCGAGGCACCGCCCGCCGAGTCTGCTGAAAAGGCATTACGCCTGATCGCCAGCCTCAAGGCATGGGAGTTCAACGGCGACCAGCACGCCGCCAAGATGAAGGCCTTCGACGACCAGGCCGAGGGCCACGAGGACGACTGGGCGGCGATGTGCCGCAAGCTCTTCGAGGACCAGGAGGCTGCGATCCTCGCCGACATGGACGACAGCGCCAAGGCCGTGACCAAGCGGCGGGGCGGCAACCCCTTCGACAAGAGCGAATGGGAGGCCCGCTTCGCCGACGAGGCGATCGACCCGCTCAAGGTGATCGTCACCGACGCCGGCGGCAAGGTCTACGGCGAGCTCGGCATCGGCGGACGGTTCAACGTGGCCAGCCCCAGCACGACCAAGTTCATCCGCCAACGGGCCCAGCGGTTCGCCGAGAGCGTCAACCGCACCACCTGGGACCGGCTGAAGACCAGCCTGGCCGACGGCGAGAAGGCCGGCGAGACCATCGACCAACTCAAGGAGCGGGTCAAGACGGTCATGCGGGGCCGGATCAAGTCCGACGCCGAAACGATCGCCCGCACCGAGGTCATCGGCGGCCTCAACGGTGGGGCACTGCAGGCGGCCAAGGACTCCGGGGTCGTCAAGGCCAAGAAGTGGCTGGCGGCGATCGACAACCGGACGCGAGACACGCACATCGAGACCCACGGCGAAGAGGTTCCCCTCGACGCCGACTTCTCGCTGGGCGGCCCGGCACCCGGCCAGATCGGTGACGCCGGCGAGGACATCAACTGCCGCTGCACGCTGACCTTCGTCGTCGACGATGGCAAGCGGATCCGGCCCGGCGCGATCGCCGGTCTCAAGGCCTTCGTGGCCAACGGCACGCATTAGGAGGGCGGGACATGGATAGGCAGTACATCAAGGCGGCGCTGGTCACCAAGGCTGACGGCCAGGACGGGCGGAAGATCTACACCTTCCGGGCCACGTCGGACGCCGTCGACCGGACGGGCGAGGTCGTCACCCTGGACGGCTGGGACTTCAAGAACTGGGAGGCCAACCCAGTCATCCTCGATAGCCACGACTATTACGGCGGCATCGAGGCGATCGTCGGCCGGGGCGTTGGTCCGCTCCGCCTGGTCGACGGGGCCTGGGAGGTGGACATCGCCTTCAGCCAAGCCGAGAAGGGGCGCCTGGCGGAGCAACTCGTCGAAGAGGGCAGCCTGCGGGCCGTGTCCGTCGGCTTCAACAGCCAGGAGCGCACCTACGGCAAGCCCGACGAGCCCATGAAGCACACCCGCAAGGAGCTTTTGGAGATCAGCGTCTGCCCGATCCCCGCCAACCAGGACGCCTTGCGCGTGCGGGGCCTCTCAGCCGATGAGCGTCGGGGCCTGGAAACCAAGCTCTTCCGTACCCGCTTCGAGGACATGAGCGACGACCTGATGCAGGCGATCGCCGACCTGATCGACGGCAAGGCCGGCCGGGTCCTGTCCCGGGCCAATGAAACCAGCATTCGGACTGCGGCTGACCTGCTGCAGACCGTCCTATCCTCGCTCGGCGGTGCCGACGACGAGGGCAAATCCGCAAGCGGCGAGGCCGCTGATGCTGCGGAGCCAGTGTTAGCGGCTGACCTGACCGCCATGCGTGCGTTCGTCGGCCAGTAGAAAGAGGAGAGGCAAAAATGCCTGACATCACCGAGGTCCACAACCTTCTGCAGGACGTGAGCGCCAAGCTGGCGGCCATGCCCAACCTGACCGAGGACCAGGTCAGCGAACTGGCGAAGAAGGCGGCCGAGTCCGTCGTCGCCGACACCGAGACCGCCCGCAAGATGCGGTTCAGCACGCCCGACGAGTCCCTCCAGGGCACCAAGTTCGGCGCCGCCGGCATGAAGGCCGCCGATATCGCCTTCCTGCATGACCTGCAGACCAGCCTCATCGGCCAGCGCAAGGCTGACGGCAACGGCGTCTACTCCGGCCCCAGCGAGCAGCTCCAGAACGCCTTCAAGGCGGTCAATGGCGGCGTCGTCAAGGCGATGGACAGCGCCGAGAGCGGCTTCGGCTCGCAGTTGATCGGCGCCCAGTACGTCGGCCAGCTCTGGGAAGCGGCGCGCAGCCAGTCCCGGATCTTCCCCCTCGTCAACTCCATGGAGATGCTCCACCCGACCGTCTACCTGCCGGTCGAAGTGGACTTCCCGGAGATGATCTTCGTCTCCGAGTCGACGACCAACAACGCCAGCAACTACGACACGGCCAAGACCGGCTCCAACCGGGTGTCCGTCGCCGCCAAGAAGTTCCTGATCCACCAGATGTGGTCGGGCGAGATGGAAGAGGATTCCATCATCCCCTTCCTGCCGTTCCTGCAGCGGCAGGCCGGGCTGGCCATCGGCTTCCACATGGACAGCCTGATCCTCAACGGCGACACGACCAACGCCGGCACCGGCAACATCAACCTGGATGACGCCGACCCCGCCGACACCAAGCATTACCTCGCCTTCGACGGCCTGCGCCACGCCGGCCTGGTCGACAACACGGCGAACAGCCTGGACGTTGCCGGCGCCCTGACCTACAAGCAGCTCATGGGTCAGCGGTCGCGGATGATCTCCACGACCTACAAGCACGACTGGGGCCACCCCAACGACCCCAACTCGCTGGTCTACGTCACGGACCCCGTGACCGCCGACCGGATCGCCGAGCTGGACGAGGTGCTCACCGCCGACAAGTACGGCAGCGGCGCCACCATCATGACCGGCGAGCTGGCCAAGATCGGCCGGCATGCCCTGATCAGCACTCTGGCCATGAGCCTCACCGAGGCCGACGGCAAAGTCTCGACCACCGGCGGCAACAACACCAAGGGCCAGGTCGTGTGCTTCAACCGCCAGGGCCTCGTCTGGGGCTGGCGCCGGCAGGTCAAGGTCGAGACCGAGCGTCTGCCCGGCACCGATCAGACCCGCCTGGTCTACTCCCTCCGCGGTGGCCTCGGCCGGTTCACGCCGACCGGCGCCGCCTCCGGGATCGAGTTCGCCGACGTCCTCTACAACGTGACGATCTAGGAGGCGGCGATGGGACAGATCACCAACGAGACCGCCAAAGGGCAGCTCGTCCCCCTGGTGTTTTGCCAGGACAATGTCGCCGCATCCCAGACCGACGTCCAGTTGAACGTCATGGAAGTCGCTTCCGCCGCCGCTCTGGCGGTGGACGGCTACACCATGCCGTTCAGCGGCGAGGTCGTCGGCATCTCCTACGTCCTCTCCGCTGCGGCTTCGGCTGGCGTCGGCACGATCGGGGCCACCGTTGGTGGAACCGAGGACGCCGACACCACCCTGGCCATGGGCACCTCGGCCGGCAACTACAAGCGGGTGCCCCGTGGGTCCGCCCGGTTCGTCGCCGGCAACAAGATCGGCTGCGAGCTGACGACTGACGGCAGCTGGGACGCCACCACGGCCGACCTGGCCGTCACGGTCTGGGTCCTCCTGGAAATGGAGGGGATCTGATGATCCGCTGCACGAGCCCGTATCGGAGCGCCTACCGGGAGACCGTCGTCGAGTTCACTCCTGGCACGGAGATCGACGACGCCGACCTGGCGGCGCATCTGCTCAACGACAGCCCGGAGTCCTTCGAGGTGGTGGGGGCTCCGGCCCCTGCCGCCCCGGCGGTCCCCACTGTCACCACCAACCGGGCCACCAAGCCCACGACCAACAAGCGGGAGGCTTAGTCCATGTTCAGCATCGTATCGGCCACGGCCACGCTCATCGAGACCGACGCCCAGATCCTCCGGGTCACCCTGGTCGCCGGGCCGACGGTCGATGCGACGCTGACCCTGGCCAGCGCTCCCAGCGGCGGAACCACCAGGGGCGTCATGGCCGCCAAGGCCGGCGACATGCGCACCCTGGAGTTCGCCGAGAGCAACCAGCTCCAGAAGACCCTCTCCCACATTACCCTGGCTGGCACCGGCGCCAAGGCAATCGTTCAGTACGACAAGGTTTAGGCCATGGCCATCACCAACGGTTACTGCACCCTGGCGGAGCTTAAGGCCCGGCTGGCGATCACCGACAGCGTCGACGACGGTGTCCTCAAAGCCGTCGTCGAGGCGGCTTCTCGGGCCATCGACAACTGGACCGACCGGGTGTTCTACGCCACCACGGCCACCCGGTACTTCACGGCCGAGGATGGCGACCTGCTCTTCGTCGACGACCTGCTCACGGTGACCACCCTTAAGACCATCAGCCAGAACAGCGCCGGCGCCCGCACCTATGGCGACACCTGGGCGACGGTCGATTACGACCTGGAGCCCTTCAACAGCACGCCAAAAACCCGCATCCGAATCAACCCGGGCGGGCGCTACGCCTTCCCCACCGAGGCCAAGGGCGTCGAGATCGTCGGCTCCTGGGGCTATGCCTCGACGGCCCCCGACGCCATCAACGAGGCCTGCCTGCTCCAAGCGGCGCGCCTTTTCAAAAGGAAAGACTCGCCCTTCGGCGTGGCCGGCACCCCGGAGACGGGGACCATGGCCTTGCCCCGCCTGGATCCCGACGTCCGCATGCTCCTGGAACCCTACCGGAGACTCGAGGTGCTCTGATGGCCGACGTCACCTTCCAGATCGAAGGCCTCGAAGGCATCCTGCGGCGGGCTGACAACCAGCACCTCCTGAGCGGACCGCTGCGCAAGGCCTTCGAGAAGGTCGGCTTCACCGTCGCCGGCCGGGCCAAGGAGCTGGCGCCCGTCGACCGCGGCCAACTGCGGGCCGGCATCGGCCACCTGGTGGACCCCGGCGACCCGGCCCAGTGGGTCGAGATCGGCACCCGCAACCTCCCCTACGCCCGGGCGATCCACGAGGGCCGCCCGCCCGGCATCTGGCCACCCTATGAACCGATCGCCGCCTGGGTCCGTCGCAAGGGCCTGATGGGCGGCGACGGTCAGCCCCTCGACCCGTTCGTGGTTCAGCGGGCCATCGCCCTCAAGGGCACCAAGGCCCGGCCGTTCCTGACCGACGCCTTGCAAGACACCGAGGGCAGGATCCAGGGCTTCTTCGACCAGGCCGCCAAGGAGATCGAGACCCAATGGCTGACGTAACGACCATCCGGGAAGGCCTAGCCACCCGCCTGGCGACCATCACCGGCCTGCGGGCCTTCGCCTACATCCCCGACGCCGTCGCCGTCCCCTGCGCCATCGTGGGCCTGCCTGGCATCGACTACCTGCAGGCCATGCGCTCCGACACCGTCCGGGGCGAGTTCCCCGTGCGGGTCCTGGTCTCACGGGCCAGCGACCGGGCCGGCCAAGGCGCCCTGCTCGACTACATGGACCCGACGGGCATCAATAGCGTCAAGGCCGCACTGGACGCCGACAACACGCTCGGCGGTGCGGCCTCGTTCGCCGTCCTCACGAGCTGCAAGCCCCCCGGCGTCTATGCCATCGGCGGGGTCGATTATCTGGGCGTCGAGTTCCTCATCGACGTCATGGGCTAGGAGGGCCACCGTGCCGAAGTTCATCGTCACCACCGGGATCAACTACACCCCAAGGGGCAGCAAGGCCGAGGTCCGCCGGGAGCCCGGCGATGTCGTCGACGATCTGACCCTCAACCAGGTCGCCGCCTTCACGCAGATGGGCGCCATCGAGCCGCAGAAAGCTGAGGCACCCTAATGGCCTTCGTTCACGGCAAGAGCACGACGGTCTACCTCGGCCAGTACGACCTGACCGGCTTCTGCGATACCGCAGACATCAGCCAGGCCATGGAACCGGCGGAGACCACCACCTTCGGCAACAGCGCCAAGACCTTCATCGCCGGCCTGCGGGACGGGACGATCAGCCTGGGCGGCAGCGCCGACTACGACGCCGGCGCCGTCGACGAGGTGCTGAATGCCGCCATCGACGGCTCCCAGAAGTACGTCACCATCGGCATCGGGACCGAGGCGGTCGGCAGTCGCTGCCGCCTGGCCACCGTCCGTGAGACGTCTTACGGTCAGGGCATCCCGGTTGGCGACAAGGTCACCTGGACTGCCGACCTCCAGGCCGACGGCGGCATCGACTCCGGCGTCATCCTCCACATCAAGGAAGCGGAGACGGGCACCGACAACGGCGCCAGCGTCGACAACGGGGCCGCCTCCACCAACGGCTACGCCGCCCTGATCCATGTGTTCGTCGACAACGTCACCTCGGCCACGGTCAAGGTGCAGCACTCGACGGATAACAGCTCCTGGTCCGACCTCTGCACCTTCACCGCCGTCAGCGTCGTCGGGTCGGAAATCCTTACCGGCACCGGCACCGTCAACCGTTACGTCCGGTACATCATCAGCGCCTTCACCGGGACGTCGGTCACCTTCGCGGTGGCTTTCGCTCGCCGCTAACCCCAGACCAGCCCATCAGCAGGAGGAACCACCATGGCATTCGTTCACGGCAAATCGGCCTACTTCAACCTCGACACGGTCGGCGGCACCCCGACGGACCTGTCGGCGTACTGCGACAACATCGACTTCAGCGCAGCCATGGAGGCCGCCGAGACGACGACCTTCGGCAACTCGGCCAAGACGTTCATTGCCGGCCTCAATGACGCCACGTTCAGCGTGTCCGGCAACTTCGACCCCGCCCTCGATGCCCACATGACCGGCATCCTGGCGGCGCATCCCGCCTCCCTGACGTTCGTCATCGGGCCCCAGGGCAGCACCGGCGGCCAGCGTGAGATCGGCGGCGAGTGCCTCCTGACCGGATACACCGTCAACCCGCCCGTCGGTGACAAGGTCACCTTCACGGCTGACTTCCAGGTCACCGGCGCCGTCACCTACGGCACGTTCTAACCCCATCAGATAGGAGCCCATCCACATGTCACTCCGCGATCAGATCATCTCCCAGACCAAGCTCCCGGCCCGGCGGTTCACCCCCGATGGGTTCCCCGCCGAGGTCGAGGTTCGGGGCATGAGCGGCGCCCAGCGTGCCGATTTCCAGGACTTCCTGCGGGCCAACAAGACCGACGGCGCCGACGTCGACATGCGGGAGTTTTACCCGCTGCTGACTCTCGGTCACGTCTACGACCCTGCCACGGGTGACCGGGTGTTCACCGACTCCGACCAGGCCGTCGTCCTGGGCCTGCCCGGGTCCGCCCTGGAGCAGATCGCCAAGGCGGCGCTGGAACTGTCGGGCCTCGACAACAAAAGCGGAGGCGAGAGCCAGGCACCGGCTGGAAAAGACTGAACGGGGCTGGTATTTCCTCGTCGCCGAAAAGCTCGGCATGACGGTGGAGACGCTGCTGGGGTCGATCAGCAGCGAGGAGCTTACCGAGTGGATCACCCGGGAGAAGCTCCGGGCCGCTGCGGCTGAGGCTGAGCGGAAGAAGCGGAGGATGTAATGGCCAGCGTAGCGGAATTGCTCGTTCGGATCGGTGCCGACGTCACCCAGGCCACCAACGCCCTCAAAGGCTTTGCCGCCGAGGCAAATGCCAGCATGAAGCGGGCCGAGGCCGGCAGCGTGGCCCTGGCCGCTGGGCTGACTGCCGTCGGCGCCGCCGTGACGGCCTTCGCCGTCTCGTCCATCAAGGACCTGGCCAACGTCGAGCGGATCAACGCCCAGACGGCTGCCGCCCTCAAGTCCACCGGAGCAGCTGCCTGGACGTCGGTCGACCAGATCAACAGCCTGGCCACGGCCCTGGAGAACATGAGCGGCGTCCAGGCCGAGAGCATCCAGCAGGGCGAAAACTTACTCTTAACCTTCACCAACATCAAGGACGGCGTCGGGGCCGGCAACGACATCTTCACCCAGGCGACCAAGGTCATGCTCGACATGAGCGTGGCCATGGGCACCGACGCCAGCTCCGGCGCCATCCAGCTCGGCAAGGCCCTCAACGATCCGACCCAGGGCATCACCGCCCTCAGCCGGGTCGGCGTCAGCTTCACCCAGCAGCAGAAGGACCAGATCAAGGCCATGCAGGAGGCCGGCGACGTGGCCGGCGCCCAGAAGATCATCCTGGCGGAGCTGGCCAAGGAGTTCGGCGGGTCCGCTGCCGCTGCCGGCCAGACGGCGATCGGCGTGTTCAACAAGATGGCCAACGCCCTGGGCGACATCGGCGAGGCGGCGCTGACCGACGCCATGCCCGCCATCAAGGACTTCGGGCGCGAGGTGACGGCCGAGTTCCGGAGCGTCGCCGCCGAGATCAAGCGGGTCGGCATCGCCGAGACCCTGACCGAGATGGTCGCACCGACCGACGCCGCCAAGGTGGCGATCATCGCCGTCGGCGGCGCCATCACGGCAGCCCTCGTCCCTGCCGCCTATGCCGGGGCCACGGCCCTGCTCGCCCTTGCCGCCCCCCTGGCCCCGTTCGCCCTGGCCGGCGCCGCTGCGGCAGTCGTCGCCTACGACCTCTATAAGGTCTGGCAGCTCTGGCCCGAGATCCTGAGCACGGCCAAGGCTGCCTGGAACCTGGCCGTCTCGGCGGTGCAGGGAGCCGTCGCCGCCATCGAACTCAAGGTCAAGACTGGCATGGCTGCGGCCCGTCAGTCCGTCGCCGACATGGTGACCGGCGTCAAGGACTGGCTTGGCAACAAGCTCAAGGCGGCCTTCGACCTGGTCGCCAAGCCGATCGAGACGGCCCGCAAGGCGTTTTTCAGTCTGTACGACGCCGTGGTCGGTCATTCCTATATCCCGGATATGGTCAAAGAGACCGGCCAGCATATGGCCAAACTCGATCAGCACCTTGCCCGACCGGCGCTGGAGCACACCGCTGCGGCCAAGGCTGCATTCGCCAAGCTCCAGGCCGACGTCGGCGGGATCATGGCCAAGTTCTCCGACACGGTCGGCGCCGCCGGCATCGACTTCCGGGTCATGGGCGACGCCTCGGCCTACCTGTCGGCCAAGGTCAGCGCCACCCAGGAGGCCCTCCGGGGCTTGTTCCAGAAGGGCTTTGCCGAGGCATCCGGCCCGGTGCAGGCGATGCGGGAGAACCTGCGCCTCCTGATCGAGCAGCAGGACGCCGTCAAGGCTTCCCTGGCTGAGCAGTCGGCCATGCAGACCTATGCCGACGCCCTGCGTGGCGTCGCTATCCAAGAGCAACTCTGGGGCGCCTCCCAGGACACCATCGCTGGCAAGATCACGGCCACCGAGCAGGCCATGGCGGCGATGACTGCCCAATTCGGCCCGGCGTCCGAGCAGGTCGCTGCGCTGCGGGGCCAGTGGGAAGCTTTCCAGGCCCAGCTCACCGACCAGGCCGTGAGCGACGCCGTCGACAAGGTGTTCAGCGGGATCGCCACCGGTGCCGACGAATCGACCAAGGCCCTGGCCAAGATGCCGCCGATGCTCAAGGGCATCAACGAGGCCCTGGGGACGACTGGCGTCACCGCCGGCCACGTTCAGCAGGTCCTCGGCGGGCTCACCGCCAGCTTCGCCAACTGGACCAGGTCGACATACGACGAGATGGTCAAGGGCGGGAAGATCGCCAAGGAAGAGGCGGACAAGATCGTCGGCCGGGTCGGGGATGCCATGTCGGCCCTCGATGCCGTCGGCGGTGCCCTGGCCCGTGGCGACCTGATTGGGACGGCTGTCGCCATGGCCTTCCATGGCATCAAGGCCGTCTTCAACCTGTTCTCGGACGTGA